TCACACCTCCATAAACTCGGCCAACCGGTTGAGCCAGCCGGCGGCATTGAGTGCCTGATCATCGGTGCGGCCACGCTTCCGCGCGTCGCTTGAGATCAGGTCGCCGTAGAAGCACATCCGGGCCACGAAGACCGAGCGCCACAGCCCGGCCGCGTCGGCGCCGTTCACCGCGGCGAGCGTCTTCGGCCCGACGGCGCCGTCGACCTTCAGGAGCGGCCGGCCGGCAAGGTCATTCACCGCGTCCTGTAGCCATTTCCCGGCGCGGGTGGTTCCGTGGTTGACGCCGCTGTCGATCACCAGGGCGCGCAGGGCGGCGTCGGCGATGCCGACGAAGCCCGGTTCCTCGATGTACCGGGCGCGGTAGATCGCCCGCACCTCGGCCTCGTCCAGCGCGGCGACATCGGTTGCGGTGACCGGGCGCTTCCGCCATCTCGTCAGCGTTGCCAGCGTGATGCCGCCCTTCGTCGGCCCGCCGCGGTCGCTGGACCGGTCCGTGTAGCGCGGCCAGCCCTCCCGGCGGAGGATGGCGTCGATGACGGCTTCGGTGGGGTCGTGCGGGATCGCCGTGTCGGTGGACATGGTGGTCATGGGAATCTCCCGAGTGGGAATTATGCGTTACAGGGCGCCTATAACGCTTCTATCGCCGGTCGGCAGGTGGCAGGCGGCAGCAGGAGGGCGGCGTCCTTATAGCCACCGCAGGCATCCAGCGCCTGCTGCACCTCCTGCTCTGGGTGAAGGGACATCGGGCATGGGCACGCTCCGGGTATGAAAAAAGCCGCTCACAGGCGGCCGGGGATGGGCAAGGGTGGGAGTGTTTGGCGCGGTCGATCAGGCCGGCGGTACCGGAGCAACCAGCCCTTCGCTGTCGGAGCAATGAGTGGCGGTCGCGTCTCCGGTCAGCTCATACACCTGCCCGGTCAGCAGCTCCGCCAGAGCCTTGGCGCTGCCCAATGTCTTCTGATGGCAGCCAAACCACGCCAGCGCCTCAATCACCACGTCCCGATGTTCCAGCGTGTCGACGTCGATCTGGTAAAGCGCCCGGCCGTCCTTCGTCTCGTCCCAGACGATGATGTCATACCGTAGCGGCATGCCGGTGAAACTCCGCTCCAGCAGATGGCGGGGCATCAACCAAAAGCCACGCTCGGTCGGCATGTAAATCGGCCGGCACGTCACATAGAAGCGGATCATCAGGCTGCCTCCTTCTTGTCTTCCAAGGCCAGCATCTCAGCGGCCGGCCCCACCAGATGGACGTCGCCCTCCTTGGCCACCAGCACGTCATGAACGCCGATCTGATGCAGCGCCTCGATCGTACCGACCTCGATCCGGCCACCCGATTTGATCTGCATGACCGCGTTGCCGACCAGCCGGTCGATCCAGTAGCGGTGCTCCTCTTCCTCGAACTGTTGGCGGCTCTCGACCGGGGGCAGCGACTTCCATTCCTGATACATCACCTCGATCTCTGCGATGGCGTCGCGCAGCAGCTTGGCGGCGCGGGCGACACCAAGCGCTGCGCGCTCCTTCTTCAGCAGCAGCCGGCGGCGTTCGAAGGAATCGAGATCGGGATCGGTCAGCTTGTGATCGGCCTCGTCGAGATCGATCTGGTGCTCCTGCTGGAAGAAATGGTTCTCGCGCAGCGCCTGGATTTTGCTGTCGATGTTGAGCAGCAGGGCACGCACACGCCGCGCCGTGCTGCGCCCGCTTTCGTCACCGCCGGTAAAGTGGGTGGTTTGGAAAGCGGAGTTTCCGAAGGGGACATGCTCGGCCGCTTCTAGGATCTCGCGTTCCAGGGCTTCGATGTTGATGCTGGGCATCAGAGATAGCCTCCCGATTGAGTGCTGGCGCGACCGTAATAATCGCCGATGGTCTGGCCGGAAATCGCTGTGCCGGCAGCCGATGCCTCGGTCGCAAAGGTGAAGATTTGGACGTTGTTCTGGTAAGTGCTGCCGTCGTAGCCGCCGACCAGGAAAGCTTTGGTCGCATTGTTGAAAGCGCCGGGTTCCCTGCGGGCAGCGGTCATGATGTTGCCGAGGGTGGCGAAAGTCTCGCTGGCGTACGTCAGCGCTCCGGCGCGGGTCGAGAGAGAGCCGGCCCAATGGCCGGACAGCACATAGCCGCGCGTCGAGCTGGTGACGCCTGCAGCGCTGGACATGCCGGTGTCCATGCTACCCCAGCCGTTCGTGCTGGTCTCGTTGCTGGCGATCAGCTTGTTGATCGTCGCCGTCGTCTGCTCGTCGCCATAGGTGTAGCAGATCGTGCCGGAGCTGGTGACCGGTGCGACGCGCTGTTCGTTGGGGGCAGAAGCTGTGCTGACATTGCCGGCCGTCTCGGTCGACCAAGTGAAGCGCGAGACGGTGCCCCAACTTTGGTTCATATCGCCCGCCCACGGCCGCCAGCGATAGCTCTTGCCGATCGTGGCATTGAAGTCCATGCCGGCACCGACGTTGTAGCTGTCGGGCGTGGTGTTGGCGATCGTCGTCATCACCTCGGTGCCAAAGGCCATCCGATCGATCGCGTTGCTGCCGCTTGGGCTGGACGGAACGGGCGAGCCGCCGAGCGTCCAGGCGTAGGTGGAATTGTGCAGAGCGCAGACGTTGGTGCGCGACGTGCTCATGCCGGTGCCGACAAAGCGACCCGTCCCGGATCCCATGCTGTAGGACCAGACGCTCTTGAGGGCCTGGATCGGCGTCGTGCTGGCCCAATAGCTCGAGGATAGGATGTAGCCTGCGTCGCCGGAGGCTTGCGGGCTTCCTTGGCTGTCGACCACCGTGAACGCGGTGTTTGCCACCGTGCAGATCAGCTCAATGCAATCGCGGTAATCGGTCGACTGGATACCGTCGCCAATGCCGGTCGCCGTCGTCTTGCCGTTGAAATTGATATACTGGTTGGCGTTCTGTGCGATCTTCCAGCCGCCCGTGCCGGCACCGACCACCTCGAAACGGTCACCAACGGCAGCAGGCGTGGGTAGGGTAAAGGTCAAGGTAGACGCGCTGTTGGCGATGAAGCTCTGATTTCTGACCAGAGTCGCATTTCCGGTTTGCGTCACCGCGGTCAGGCCGCCAGCAATTGGATTGCCATTGACGGTAGGTGCGATTTTGTAATCGATACTCGTAACTACACCGCCAGTGCGAGTGATGGTGCGCCATGCCGTTCTAACGGTATCTGCGTCGTTGGCGGTGTAATCAGTCATTACTCCGTTGTTGATGTTCTTGTTCCAGATCTTCGAATCGGCGGTGCCGTCCGTCTCAGTCATCACGGCGCTGACGTTGGTCCCGCTCAATGACGAGTAGGCCCCCAGCAGGCCGTAAGCGATCACATCGCCGCTGCTGTTGCGTTGCACGATGCTGTTCGCTGTGGGGTTCACGTCGCCGGTAGGCGTAACGCCGGCATCGCCGGCCCGGCTGAAACCCACCCCCACTACATCACCGCTGGCAAAGCCGCCCGGCCCCGTGCCACCGGAAACCGGGATCTTGCGATACCCACCGCCATTGATCACGGCGCCCGTGACCTGGAACTCCACCCATTTCGTCAGGTCGGTCCGGTGGGCAATCCGCAGAGTGCCCTTGACGGCATTGGTGCTGGCGCCCCAGCGATCGACCACTGCGGTAACACTGGTTCCGACGACGTCGACATTGTCGATGTAGACGACGGTTGCGGCGGTCAGCGTCGCATTGTTGGCCCAGACCTTGCCGTTCCCGGCGTCCGCGTCGGCAATTGTGGTCAACCAACTACCGCGGACCGCCGCCACTGTTCCGCCGACAGCCGAAGCCAGCTGATCGGCCCATGTGGCGCTGCTGGCGGCGGCAGATGCACTGCCCGCGGCCGCACCGGCGCTGCCAGCGGCAGCGGTTGCGCTGCCGGCCGCCGATGTCGCACTTCCGGCGGCAGCGGATGCACTGCCCGCGGCGGCCACTTCGGAGGTATGGGCCGCCGTTGCGCTGTTGCCTGCTGCGATGGCAGAACCAGCGGCGGAGGTCTGGCTGGCGGTAGCCGCATCAGCCAAGGACGCCACCCCTTCGCCGACGGTGGCGACATCCTTGCTGTGGCGGGACCAATTCGCCGCCATGCCGCCGACACCGGACAGCCCGAAGAGGTTGGAGGCCGCGTTGTAGATGCCGAGATTGTACTGCCTCAGGCGATCAATCGCCTCGGTGAAGAGACTCATTCCTTGAACTCCTCCAGTTCGATACTGGTCGAGGTGTAGCGGGAGCTGACGTAGCTCTGGCTGTGGTCGGAGGATCGCCGGTAGAGGCCGCCATAGAGGAAGTTCGCGGCCGGGTCGGCGGTACGGGACGGGTTGGACGAGTCACCGATGCTGGGCAGGTAGAGCAGTGGCCGACGCTTGCCGGAGCGCAGGGCCATCTTGAACAGCTCGTCCCGCAGTTTCCGGTCGGTCACCTCGCGGCCGATGGTCACCGTCCGCTTGGCGATGCCTTCTTCCACCCATGCCGAACCGCCGGAACCGGTAATCACCTCGTCGTTGTCCTTGACCCCTTCACCGGACTTCCCGACATGCCGGGAGAAGATCAGGCCGTCGCCAGCCCAGGCGAGGCCGATCCGATAGCCGGTGTCCTCGCTGCTGTCCGGCCGGAAGGCACCTCCCCACAGGGTCCAACGGATCGCCACCACCGGAACCTGCGGCACCACGCAGTGGATGTTCGTGGGCAACAGGGCGAAGTCCCGTGGATCGAGATCACCGCGCATCTGGTTGGGCGCGCCGGCCGGCATGGTCTCCGGATCGGTCAGCGGTGGAACCACGTTGGCGTCCACCCCGTCGACCACGGACGTCGCCACCAGCTCCGTCATCCCGGCATCGCCGAACGCCTCCATCCGATAGAAGGCGTTCTGGCGGAGGTTGGTGTCGAGCAGCGACGCCACCGACAGGAAGATCGGGAACTGCCAGGTCAGGGTGACGACCACCGGATTGATCGGCGCCCCGGTGGCATAGTCCACGTCGCCCTTGGTCAGGCAAACCGCCCGGTCAGAAACCGGCGTGGTCAGCATGGAGGTCAGCGGGGCGGTGAGTGCCCAAGCGGCAGAGCTGGCGATGGTGGCCGGGTTATCGAGCGGACCGTTCTGCACCTCGTTGCGGTCGGCGAGATAGGCGTAGGTCGACCCGGGCATGATCAGCGCTCCCCATAGAGGGTGGCGCCGCCGCCCTTGTCGCGGTTGGTCCGGCCGGTGATGACCAGCGGACCGCCGGTCTCGAAGCCGGCGATGTCGTCCACCACGGTGACGGCGCCGCCGATCCAGAGCCCCGGTGCCCCGTCACGCACCTTCAGGCTGTAGGGCTGCGGCGGCCAAGCCTTCTCGGCCAGCCACAGCGGCGCCTCTGCGTCGGCGTCCGCCTTCAAGGTCAGCGCCGTCTCGATGCGATCGGTCTTCGCGCTGACCCCATAGGCGGCTTGAATTACCGGATCGGTCGCACTGTCCGACTCGCGCCATTGCTGGGTCCACAGCGCAGTGTCTGCCGGCGTGGCGTCCACAGCCGCAGCGGTCGGGCTCGGGTTTTCTGCATAAAGGACGGTGACCTTCTTCGTCGGCGTCACGCTGCCGCCAGCGGTGGGCTTCAGGCCGTCGGTCGCGCCGCTGACCTTGCTGTATGAGCGGGTCGGCGTGGCCGCCATGGCCCGCGGCAGCCGGGTCACCACCAGCCGATCCTGCAGATCGACGAACCAGCGGCCGCGCGGAACGCTGCCGACCAGCTTCCCATAGGCATCCCGGTGGGTGCGCCCGTCGCCAGCCGGCAGGTACAACCCGACGGTGCGCGGGGTCGCATCCATGCCGCCGACATCGGCCGCGCTGACGATCCCGCCATGCGTGGTGGCGAGAAACGCGATCACTTCGCCGATATAGCGCCTCCAGACCCCGCCGCTCTTGTCGCCCTTCACCTCCACCCGGAAGTCCTCGTAGTGGACCGCCGTGTGGATCCTGCCGGTCGCGACATCGACCCGGAACTGGTTGGAACCTGGGATGCCGGCCGTCTTGCTGACGGCGACCCCGCCTGACCAGCCCCGCGGCACGTCGGCGATGGGCAGGCCGCCATTCACCGACCAGACATGCAGCAGCCCGCCGGCCCCGCTCCCGAAGTCGACGATGCCGAGATAGGTCGGCTGCACCATGGGGCAGTGGCCGAAGCACCGCTCCTTCAGCGCGTTCTTCAGCGTCTCCGGACCCTCATAGCCGCCGGTCCCGGCATATTTCGCGTCCTCCTTCTGGATCGGCGTGTCGAAATCCAGCTGGCGGTCATAGACCGGCAGCCTAAGCTCGGTCACATCCGGCGAAATCATGCCGGCCTTGGCCTGCCAGACCGTCACCGCGGTGTCGAGCGGTGCCCCGGCCGCCGCCACCCGCTCCGTCACCGCCTGGACGATGTAATCGGTCAGCAGCAGGTTCAGCGGCCGGGTGCCGAGCGGCACGCGCAGCCAGACCCCCGCCGTCATGTCGTAGACGGAGGCATGGCGCGGCAGGTCGTCGGTCTGCCGGACATTGATCAGCCGCAGGTCGTCGATCTGCGCCCTGGCGCCATCGGCCGCCGCCGTGACCGCCACCGATGGCCATTGCCCGACCAGCGGCAGCCAAGTCACCGATGGCGGATTGTCGCCGCTGCGGGACTGGTAGGCGACTGATCCGGCGCAGAGCGGCCAGCGGTGCAGGTGCCCCGAGGCCTTGTGATAGGCCACGAGGTCGTAGAGGTGGATGTCCATGGAACCCTCCGTTACGCGGCGCGCTTGACCTGCTGCTCCCGCAGCTCGTCCAACTGCTGGCGCATCAGCGTGATTTCGTCCTGGGCGATGCGGCTGCGCTGGGTCTGCGCCTCGCCCTCGGCTTCGTGGATGCTCGTCTCCAGCCGCTCGATGCGGCGGGCGATGTCGCGCAGCACCGCCAGGATTTCCCGGTTGTCGGACGCCAGCGGCCCGGCCGGCGGCCGGATCGGAGCGACGGGCGGCGGGGAGCTGTCGTTCGCCGCCGTCTGGTGCATGCCGACGATCCGGAGCGAGTCCGCCGACGAGGCCACCGCCGCCCCGCCGCCCTGCCACAGCAGTTCGGGTCCGGTCTCGCCGACCCACATCGCGCCCGGCGGCGTGGACAGGGTACCGGTCCAGAATCTGGGGATGCCGGCGGCCTTTGCCCGCGCCCGGACCGCCGACTCGAAATCGGCCTGATGACCGAGCCGGACCCAGGCGTTGAGGCCGGCGTCCACGCCGCCGGGGTATCCGGCCATCCGGACGGCCAGGGCCTGCTGGTCGGCCGACAGCGCCTCCCAGGCCCGCATGATGTCGGCAGATGCCGAATAGACCGCCCCGCCGGCTATGGTCCTGACGTGGCTCTCGAAGGTGGCGGCACGGCTGCCATCGGTCGCCAGCCAGGCGTTGAAGGCCTGATCGATGGATCCGGTCCAGCCCATCGCCCGGACGATCCCGACCTGCTGGGCACCGGACAGCCCGTCCCATCCCGACTGCACGTCGGCAGGCGCGCCGTACCGCGGCGTGGATGCCCCGCCACCGGCCGCCAGGACACGCGACTCGAAATCGGATCGGCGGCTGGCCGACGAGCCGAGCCAGAAGTTGAAGGCCTCGTCCACCTGCCCGCCCCAGCCCATGGCCTGGGCAATGCCGCCCTGCTGGGCCACGGACAGGGTGTCCCACGCCGTCTGGACCGATGCCGGAGCGCTGTAGCGCGGCGTGGTGGAGGTGGTGCCGGTGAGCTGCTGGAGCGGGGACAGCGCCGCCTGCCAGACGGCGAGGCTCTGACCCATGGTGTCCTTCAGCCCGTCGAGGCTGCCCAACTGCCGCTGCCCCATCGACGCCGCGTCCGCCCGCGCCTTCTGCAGTTCCTTCAGGCTGTCCTGCGCGACCTTGATCTGGGCGTCGGCCGTCGCCGCGGCGCTGTCCGGCGCGAGGGTTCCAAGCTCCTTTTCGACCCCCAGCACCATGTCGTAGAGAGTGCGGGCGGTGCCGGCGCTGTTCTCCTTCTCGATCGACACCAGGGTCTGGCCGAGGTTGATCAGGTTCGACCGGGCGGTGTCCTTGTCCTCGTCGCTGGCGGTGGCCGACCGGACAGTCCCCAGGGCCGCGTCCCATTGCCGCTTGACCTCGGTCAGGCGCTCCTGCGGGCTGATCGGGGCATCGCTGGAGATGGCGAGGGCATCGCGGGCGGCGGCGAATTGCTTGGCCGCCTGCGCCACCTTCAACGCGCCGTCCTGCAACTCGCCGATGAAGGTCTGCCGGGCGCCGATCTCCTGATCGTACCAAGCCAGAACATCCGCCTGCGCCAGTTCGAAAGCCTTCTGGCCGCGCTCCGCCCCCTGCACCAGAGCCAGCACGGAGGTGTCGTAGCCATCGGCCTTGGCCTTGGCCATCTCCACCGACTGCTGCTGGTCCAGCGTCAGCAAGCCCGAGCCGCGGACATTCCCGACGGCCGCATGCATCCGGCTCTGGAGATCGGCGTTGTAGGCGCGAAGATTGGCCGCCGCTTCGACCGCGGCTTTGCCTGTGGTCTTCAGGGTCTGGGCGAGCGCTCCGATGTCGCCGCCGAAGCTCCTGGTGACGAGATCCAGTTCCGACGGGTTCAGGTCCGTCAGAAGGCTGGTCAGGGCGGCGTTGAAGATGTCGCCGGCAACCGAAATGTCGGCACCGGCAGCGGCCAGATTGCGCGCGCTCTTGTCGCGGGTGTCTCCCAGGTCGGTGATCTGGTTCAGGAACTCGTGGCCGGACGCGCTGTTCAAGAGCCGCTTGGCATCGGTCTCGGCCCGCTGTTTGGTGCGAGCCCGCGTCTCCGCCTCGATCTGGTCGACCGTGGTGGCGAGCGCCGGGTCCAGCTGCACCGCGGCGTCGCGGAGCGCCTGGAACTGGCCGGTCAGGGTGGCCATGTCCTGCTCGCCCTGCGTCCAGTCCACCGGGTTCTTCAACTGCTCCAGGTAGCCCTTCAACTGGGCGGTGGCGAGGCCGACATAGCTGTCGCCGATCCCGAGCTTCTTGGCCCGGTCCAGCTCCTCCAGCATCGGTTTCAGCGACTCGGTGGTCGCGTTCTTGGCCGACCGGGTGACCCCGGCCAGGGACTTGTCCAGTTCGGACAGGGCCGTGATGCCGGCGTCGATGGTGGCGCCCAGGCCGATATCCTTGGCGGCATCTTCGTACGAGGAGGCTTTCGTGTTCTGGATGGCCTTGGTGACGTTCGGCCCGGCATTCGTCAGGCCGCCCTGCTCCAGCAGCGTGTAGCGCAGCAGGTTGCCCAGCGCATCGTCGCCCTTGCCGAACTCCTTGTAGGGAACGCTGCCTGCGACGTATAGACCCTTGGTTGCGGTCTGCCCGATGCCGAAATCCTTCGCCAGCACACCGCCGCCCGAGGCGGCAGCGGTGAAGATGGCGGAGAAGGCCGAGCCGAGTTGCTGGGCGGCTTTGGGGTCACCGTCGTTATCCGTCAGGTAGTTGCCCGATGTTGCTGATTTGCCGCCGGTGTTGATCGTGATGTCGGCCGAGGCGGTCGGTCCGACGGTGGGCTTCTGAGTGCCCAGCAGGCCGCCAAGTCCACCGCTGGCACCGCCGATGAGCGCGCCGACCAAGGTGCCGATGCCTGGGATCACCGAACCGATCAGCGCACCCACCGCCGCACCGGACGCGGCACCAGCCAGACCACCCACCGCCTTGTTGCCGTTGGCGACCATCGGCCCGATCAGGCTACCGGCTGCAAAGCCGCCACCGATGGGACCGAGGTAGGATGTCAGGCCGCCGGTGACGGCGCCGTTCGCGACCGCCGCGTTTGTGATGCCACCAGGAACAGCGGCAACGCCAGCAGCTTGAGCCGCCCCACCAGCCGCCGCGGTCATCCCCGGCGCCGCCGCCGTGCCGATGCCGAGCGCCGAGGCACCCCAACTGTCGATGCTCGACGTGATCGAGGACGTCCACGACGACGGCATGAATTTGCTGCCCAGCGATAGCAAGTTGCCCACGCCGCCGGACGATCCGGAGGCCGCGCCGGCCTGCCCGCTAGTGGTCGAGGTCGCCGCGCCGCCGCCCGACACGCCGCTGAACAGTCCAGCGACCCAATTCCAGATCCCGGAGACCGCGTCAGAAAAGCCGTTGTAGACGGACTGTGCCCCGGCCAGCAGCGTGTCGCCGGCCGAGTCCGAGGCCTTCGCCAGGGCCTTGGCGCCATCCGCCGCATCGTCCAGATGACCGGCCGCGCTGATGGCGTTTTCACCGATGTGGCTGACGGCGCGGGACTGCACCTCGATGACCGACGCCGCGTTGTCGTTTGCCGCGGTGGTGCCGAGTACCGATGCCACCAGGGCCGACTGCGAGGCGTTGAGGTCTTGTGCGCTTCCAGTAGCCACCTTCGCCGTATTGGCCGCGTCGAGCTGGGCCTGCAGCGCGTCCTCCTGCGCCTTGGTGACGCCCCCCACCCGGGTGCCGAGGACCGACACGTCGGTTCCCACCGTCTTCACCGTGGCGCCGAAGCGCTCGATGTAGGTGACCGTCTCCGCCGGCAGGGCGCGGCCCTGGGTCAGGTACTGCTGCACCCGAGTCGGTCCGGCATTGTAGGCCGCCGCAGCCGTGGTCCAGTCGCCGCCGAACTGCCGACCCAACATCGCCAGATACTTGATGCCGCCCCGGACATTTTCCTGGGTATCGGTCGCATCGACGCCCAGCCACTTCGCGGTGCCGGGCATCAGCTGCATGACGCCCATGGCCCCGGCGGAACTGGTCAGCAGCCGGCCGTCGGCGTGGTACTGGCGGAAGCCGGACTCCATCTTGGCGATGGCGAGCCCCACCTCCTCCGGCACCCCTTGCGCCCGCGACTCCGACCGGATCAGGTCGGCAACCTGCCCGCCGTCCTTGATCGCCACCGGCAAAGGCGCAGCGTCGGTCACGGGCAGACCGGCGATGCCGGCGCCCTTGTCATCCTTGACCGCAACGGGCATGGGCCTGCCGGTCAGCGCCTGCGGATCGAGCGCCACCGCGGAGGCCGAACCAGCCATCCGCACCCACATGGCATTGTCCGACGACGAACCGAGGCCGCCTTTGACGGAGCCGACGATGCGGTCCAGCGTGCCGGGGTCGTTGGCCGGCTTCGGCGTATTGTCGTTCACCGGATCGATCGGCCCGGACATCAGCTTGGTCAGCGTTCCGGTCAGCCAAGTCTCGGCCGGCTTGGTGATGACCGTATGGACGAAGACCCGCCTCAGCTCCTCGGCGAGGGCCTTGCCGGCATCGCCCGCCTTCTTCGCGCCGAGGATCACATCCTCGAATGCCGTGGCGATCGGCTGCGCCACACTGGCGGCGTTCTGCGCGGCGTCCTGCATCTGGCTTTTGAAACGCGCCAGTTCGCCCGCCTGCCGGATATAGGCCTGGGTGCCGGCGTCGGTCAGGTCAACGCCCTTGTCGCGCAGCTCGTTGGTGGTCTGGAGCACGGCCAGGGTCTTGGCGCGCTCGGCATTGGACTGGCCGAGCGTGTCGTATTCGGCGTTGGCGAGATCGACCGCCCGGCGTTGCTCTGCAGCCATCTGCGCGAACTGCTGGGAACGCTGCGCGGCGTCGCGGGCCAGAATGCCGGCGCCGATGTCCCGGATCTGCCCGGCATCGCGGGAGGGGTCCAGACCGCGCTTGCGGGCCTCGGCCAGCGCTTCGTTGGCGAGACCAGCCTCGCGTGCCGCGTCGGCGCCGTTGCCCCAGGCAGCGGCCAGCCGATTGGCATCCTCGACCTGCTGGCGCAACGTGGCGTCGAAGGAGGCGGCCTGCACCTTACGCTGGGCGTCGTCCAGCAACCGCAGCCGCTTCACGATGGCGTCGTACGGCTCGATGGTGCCACGCGCCACCTCGGTCAGGGCCTTGCTCTGGATCTCGGCCTCGCGCACCGCCGCCGTGGACTGGCCGTAAGCGCGGGCGACCAGATCGGCGCCGGCCACCTCCGCGGCAGCGGCGCGGTTGTTGTCGTTGACCGCCACCGTCAACTGAAGGAGAGCCTCTTTCTGCCGGATGATGCGGATCTCGTCGGCAGCAGTGCCACGCAGCCGGCGGTTACTGATATCCTCCTCCGCTTGCATTTCGGCTTGAGCAAGGGTCCGCTGAGCGGCATTCCCCTGCATCGCCTCCGATAGACGCTCGAATGCGGTGGCCTGCTCGCTCACATACTTGGCGGCGGCAGGATCGGGCATCCCGCTCCGCGCATTGGACGTACCGGCGGTGCGCGGCGCCCCCGTGCTGATTTGCGACGGCTGGCCGGCCGAGTTCTCCTTTTCCAGTTTCGTGAGCTGCTGCATCAGGTCGATGCGACGCAGGATAATCGCCTCGTGGGTGGCCTGAATGCCGGACGTCGCCTCAGGTAGGCGGCTATACTGCGCATCCAGATCCGACAGCTCCCGGCGGATGCTGGCGACCCGCTCCGCCTTGGTCGGCTCTCCGATGCTGCCGGCCGTTCTGTCCAACAGCAGGGCCAGCGCCTCCAGTCCCTTGATGACGATGGGCCGGCTGGCGATGGAGTCCAGCAAGCGGTTGTAGCCAGCAGACAAGCGCTCCATAGCGGCGCCAGCTGGGCTGAGCGCCTTCTCGTGCAGGCCGTCGAACTGCCGATGGAGCGCATCGACCGAGGTCTTGAGCACGCCGGCCTGATCGCCATGCCGCGCCATCGCCTCGATCTGCCGGCGTTCGTCCACCGTCAGGAAATTGAACTGGTCATCCAGCTTGCGAATGCCGGTATACCCTTCTGTCAGGGTGTCTGTCAGCCCCTTGACCGATTCGGCCACGTCGTCGGTTCCGGCCGCCATGTTCCGGCCGATACTGGCGACATCGCCCAGTATGGACGATGGCAGCCCACGCGCCCCGGCGAGAGTGCGGACGGAGGCGAAGGCCGCATCACTGCTGACACCCTGCTGTCGGAGCTGCGTCTCGATGGCGCGCAGTTGCCCCGCCGATACTCCCGAGGCGTTGCCCATGGCTTGGATGTCCACCGAAAGGCGGCGGGTGTGGGCGCTGACCTCGACCGCCCGCTCGATGACAACCGCCATCGCACCGCCGAGCGCCAGCGCGCCCATGGTCGCCAGCCCTGCCGGCGACGCCAGCAGCGCCATGGCGCGCGATACGCCGCCGACGGCTTCGACGGCCTGCAGCCCCTGCTGCATCAGGATCAGGAACGGGCCCTGCCCGCCGCCGAGCTGCGACGCCGTATCCAGGATCACGGAGGCGAGGTTGCCCATCTCATTCGCCGTCAGCCGGGCGGTGCCGGCACTCTCGCGATGGATCTTGTTCAGCGTGGCCTCCTGCTGGATCAGCCTGGTGGCCGCGTCGTAATTCCTGTCCAGCGCACCCGTCCTGTCGCCGGCAGCCGCGGTGGAGGCCGCCATGCCGGCCGTCTGTGCGCCGGCTGCGGCCTCCATCGCCCGCATGCCGGCCAGATACCGTTCCTGTTGAGCGGTGACCCGCTGCACCGCCTGCTCCTGCTGCTGCAGGATGCTCGTGCGCAGCTTCTCCTTCTCGACGAGGTTCAGTTCGGAGCGGTCCAGCTCATCGAGTGCTTGGCGGAACTGCTTCGTCGCCGCGGTGACCTTCGCCGCCAGCCGTTCGGTGTCGCTGAAGGACTTGGCCAGCTGTTCGCTGCCCTTGCCGAGGCGCGCAACACGGCTCTCGGCGGTCTGGGCTTCTTCACCCAGATGCCGGATCGCGTCGGCAACCGCATTGGCGGCGGCGGAGGCACGATCCTCGTAGCCGACGCTGAGGCTTTCAACCTGTGTCGTCATGGCGGCCTCACTGGCGCGGTGTGATGATCGGGGCGGAAGCTTCCACCGACTTGCCGGCGCCACCGCGCCAGCAGCCGATGTGAGGACCGGAACGGCGATGCCGCTCCGGCCCCTGGACGAGTTGACCGCGAAAACGCGTGCTGCAGACGCGCCTGCCGCTCTTCGCTGCCGGCAACGGGATGCGGTCGATGAACAGCCTGGGCTGGCGGGCGAAGACGGCGGCTTTGGCCATGGTCAGTCCTCGGTGTCCGTCTTGGCCTGTTCGGCCTTCACCTTGTCCGTCCACCACTCGGCATGGACGGCGTCCATGGCACGCAGGAGGCGGAACAGGGTGGGGAGGTGGAGCCCGTGGTCGGCGGCGTAGGCGCGCATGACCGTCCACGGGATGTTGCAGGGCATGGCCGGCCCCATGCCGCCGGCCCGCCACTGGCGGTCGTCGGCAAGGGCGTGCCAGGCCCGCCAGGCCCATCTGGTCCAGGGCAGGGGCTGGACCGCTTCGCCGTCCTCCTCCAGAAGGTCGGCGACCATGCCCGCCGCGTCGGGTTCCTCCTCCGCAAGGTCGGCCAACAAACCGTTGTTGGCCGCCTTGGCATGGAGGTGATCGCGCAGCGCGGCGGTCAGTTTCCCTCCGCTTCCTTCAGCTCGTCGGCATCGGCATCGGTCGCCATGTTGGCGGCGATGAAGGCGAGGCCGAGCAGCTTCTGGCCCCTCGGCTCCTGGATCAGCGCGCAGAAGGCGTCGAAATCCAGCTCCTGGCCGCCGATGACGCAGTTCTCGACATTCACCAGGGCATGCTTGATCAGGCACTTGGCGTTGATCTGGCGCTTCTGCGCCGCCGGCAGGCGCGAGGTGTCGCCGCCGAAGCCCTGGGCCGCCTTGCGCTGCAGGCGGGCCTGCATGTCGGTGTAGTCGTCGCCCAGCGGCTTGGTCAGGATGCGCAGGTCACGGTCGGGATCGGGGCGGATCCAGCGGCCGTTGGTCAGCACATCCTCGTCCATCAGCAGATCGTCGAGAGCGGCGGAGGTGTTCAGCAGATCCTTCATGGCGAAAATCCTGTCGGTCGATTGGTCGGAAATGCGCGATGGATGGGCGGGCGCCGACCAAACGCCCGCCCGCGGCCCACGCGTGCCGTCCTGCCGCCCCCGGTCGGGGGCAGCCTCTTTCCCGTTGGTCGCGGGGTCTCGGATCAGCGGAAGAATTCGAGCCGGTTCACGATCAGCTGCGCGTTGGTCAGGCTGTCCGCCGACGCGGTCAGCTTCACCGGCAGCATCACGTCCTGGTTCTTGCCGCTGACGTTGGGGTCGCCTTCCTTCGGGGTCAGGCGGGGCGCTTCCCAGACCATCGCCTGGACACCCTTCTGCAGCCGCGTGTTGAGGCTGGTGGGCGTGCCGGCCATCACCTTGGCCAGCAGATCCGCATTGCCGAAGTAGGTGTCCAGCTCGACGGACACGTCGAAGGAACCGTCGGCGACATCGACGGCGGCCGGCGCGGCGTCGTCGCCGTCGGCGGCGGCGTCGATGGCGCGCAGGTTGTTGTTGATGGTGAACTTGACGCTCTTCGACCAGTTGGGCTTCTTGAGCGCCGAACCGCCCTCGCCGATCCGGCCGCAATTGACGCTGAACGCCATCACCGGGAAGAGCGCGCCGTCCGGCGCCGGATCGGGCGTGTCGTCCAGGGACACCAGCGCGGTGGTGCCCTTCAGGCCCATGAACGCGATCGAGCCGGTGGCCTTCTGCTTGGCCTGGCCGCCGAACTCCAGCGTGTTCACCCGCATGCCGGTCTGGGCGATGTAGGTGGGCGTCGCCTGCCCCATGAAGCCCCGCTCCAGGGAGAGGCCGAGCTTCTGCACGCCGTTCTTCAGCACATCGCCGAAGAAGATCCGGATCGTCTTGCCGGTGCCGGTGTCGGCGCTCCAGCCGGACGGCAGGTTGTCCAGCGTCAGCTTGCGGGCGGAGATCGCGACGATGCGGCCCCAGCCGTTGACGCCCTCGGTCGCGAAGCGGTAGGCCGCCCCGGTGTCGCCGACCTTGACCCACTGGCCGACCATCAGCCCCAGCGTGGAGAAGTCGAGCCCGCCCGCCTGGGTGGTCAGCCCGTCGGCGACCGCCTGGATATCACCGGCGGCACCCTCGCACCCGACCACCTTCATCCGAGCGGTGGCGGGCGGGGAGGCCTCGTCCACCAGGCCGCCGCCGACGAAGGCCGGGGCGGTCGCGCTGCCGGCGGTGACCTTGGCCAGCTTGCCCTTGTTGGCCGTGGCGAAGCCGCTGAAACAGACCAGATGCCCGGCGACGAAGGCGGCACCGGTGGCGACCGCGACCACCTGGGTGGAGGCCGTCACGGACTGGATCACGCTGCCGGCGGCGCCATCATTGTCTCGGCTCGGCGTATTGATCCAGACATTGCCGAAGGCCGATTCCATTTCCCGCGACAGCAGGCAGTTGTCGGCCGGATAGTGCCATTCGATACCGATCTGGCCGCCGTTGCTCTGGCCCACCATGATCGGGTCGGAGGACATGCGGTCGTCGCGGATGTCGTCGCTGTCGACATAGTCGGCCTTGTTGGTCAGGCCGATCGAGGTGACGCGCTGCTTCTGCATGCGCGGGTTGGTCGGGGTGACGCCGTAGGTGGACTCGGCGACACCCGTCAGGCGGACACGATTGGAACTGGTCATTGAGGCTTCCTTCCGGCCAAAAGAAAAGCCGCCTCGAAGGGCGGCCATGGATCACAGGATTGGGGGATCGCAGGAACGGGGGGATCGCAGGAACGGGGAGAGGGGTCAGCCAGCCGCGACGGTCCCGGCAGCGTCTTCGGCGGCCTCCTCGACGGCCTCCTCGACGAGGGCGACATGGCCGAGACGCACCCAGTCGGCGAGCGTCAGCGCGCCATCGATGTCGCGCTCGGTGACGTCCCGGCCGACCGGGAAGCGGCGGGTGGCGGTGGCGAAGGACTTGGTGACGATGTGCTTGCCCATGGGGCTAGGCTCCTCTTTTCCAGTCGATGATGATGGTCATGCCCCACCAGGCGCCGGACTCGTCCTTGGCGCGGGCGGGGTCGAAACGGCAGCCACGGAACTCCAGGCCGCCCAGACGCTGTCCGCGAACCATGCCGGCAAACGCGGTCAGCAGGTCCCGGTTCGGCCGGGAGCCAGCACCGGCAGGACTGAAAACGGTCAGCGCCAGGGTGCCCACCTCCTCCCACAGCTCCTCCGCCGGATCGCCGGCACCGATCGAGTCCTGGTCCCACAGGCTGGCGTCCACCAGCACCCGGCCCCAGCACTGCGGACGATCCTGGGCGTCGAATGGCGCCGGCGGCGTGAAGGCCTCGTTGTCCCACGCCAGCGGGCAGGACATCGGGGCCGCATCCGGCCATGCCGTACCGATGAAACTGTGAAGCGTGTCGAAGGCGTCGATACTGGCCATGCTCATCCTCCTGCATGAAGCCGCGATCCGATGCCGGCCCACAGCCCCGCTTTCCGGATGATCGGGAACCGCCCGGCACCGGGTGCAACGAGTCCTGCCGCCCGCAATGCGGCCGTGATGTCGCAGAGCCTGCGCATCACCCGCCCACCGCGACCGGCAGGCGGGCTATGATGGTCGCGTTCTGCTCGACGACCTTCTCGACCTGCTCGGCCAAGGCGTTCGTGGCCTTCGCCTGCTCGGTCATCGAGGTGATGATGAGCTGGAACGTCTCGTTGCCGGGACCGGGCTGCGGTCGGCGCGTCCAGATCCAGACGACTGCGATGCAGCCCAGCGTGATGACGGCTGCGACCTGCGCGACCGGGGACAGGATGGAGATGCGGGTGAGCGTTTCCCCGACATCGGGGATCGGCAGGGGCAGATGATCCATAAGGGTGATCCCCGAAACGACAAAACCCGCCACGGTGGATACCGGGCGGGCAGCTTGTGTCTGATTTCCTATTACAATACGGTGAAGACGTAGATTGGGCGTTGATAGGAATATATGTACACTCGCCGATCACCCACGTCAAGGCTTATCCTGAAATCACCCCGCGAGCGGCCCCCCTGTGCCGCCGTCTCAAGGTCGAGCCTTCGGCAGCAGGCACCGCGCTCCCTCCCCGGCATCGTTGGCCTCGAACAGCCTCGCCATACTGCCGAAAGCGCCGTCCGTGATGCTCCCCTTGAATTCTCTCCGTCCCCTCAACCGGCGCCGGATTCCGGCCATCCTATTCTGCCGATCCCCGGCAGTTTCACCGCAAGGCCCAGCGGGTCGATGCCCACCGTCAGCCCCAGCAGATTGACCTCCAGCCCCTCCTCCAGTGCCAGCAGCAGGCCGGCGACGCCGAACAGGCTGATCTGCCAGCCGGTGCCGCTTGGCGCCCGCGCGAACAGGCCGCGGCCCAGGTAATCCTTGCCCAGCGCCGTCGAGGGCAGGTCCAGCCGCAGCTCCGGCGCGGCGCGGGCGACCCAGGCGGCGAAGGTGTTGCTGTTGGGGCCGGGCCAGACGCGGTACTCACCGGCATAGGGATAGCTGCCGGCGGCCTTGGCGATCTTGGGGATTGCGGTTTCGGCGGCGGGGCCGCGCAGATCCGCCAGCAGGGTTGGCTGGGCGCCGAACCAGCGCCCGTCGGGGTCGCGGTTGCTGACGGAGACCACCGACAGGCCGCGATAGGCGCGCCAGCCGATCACCTCATAGACCGTATAGTTGCGGGCGCCGACCGGCTTCACGGCGAACCAGGGATGCACGCCGAAGGCACCGCGCCAGGACAGCACGCGGGCGGCATAGACCTGGACCACCGCCTCCGGCGTCGTTGCCGCATCGGGGGCGAGGCCCACCGGGCTGCGATCGATGCGGCTCCAGTCGACCGCCGTCGGCACCGCGCCGGAGGCGAGCAGGAACACCGGCCCGGCCAGCAGCAGGACCAGCGTCAACAGAAATGCCAGCAACACCCTCACGGCCCTCACGCCCCGATCTCGTCCATCTTCCAT